GTAGGTGTTTTTAAACAATTCGTAAGCCTCAATCAATTCCTTACGGCCTCCCAACTGCCCTTCGGTTTTAACGCCAAACAGCATCGGGTTGGTGACGTTATGCGCCACAAATATTTCTTCTTGAATTTGCCTGTTCAGCAGGTCAAACTGCTTGTCCAAATCGCTCGGCGTTAGCGACTGGATGCTCGGTGCGCTTTCCTTGCCGCTACTGAACGTCAGCACAAATCTACCTGCGTTCCCCGCACCGCTGAACTTGCGGCGCATCATACGCTCAATCTCATCCTTTTCTTCCTCCGTAGGTATGCCATCAGCGAAGTTTATCAACTGCCCACCCCAAAACTGGTTGCGGATGTTGTTGATGTGGAAGCGCGCTATCTCCGCATCACACTCAATGTACGCGAGCGCACCTTGATAGTTCGGAAGCGGGTAATGCTGAACGCCTGCCGAATAGTGGCGGTAGTAAAACATCTGCTTTCCAACGCGGTTCTTCTCATCAAACTTCGGCATCTTCTCCACCTCGTTGCCTTTCGGAAATTGCTGAATCATACGCGCGTCATACCAATCCGCGATTAGGAACATCTCATCGTCCAAACTCACCCGCACCTTTTGGAATGGCACGTGTTCAACAAAGGCGATGCCGCCGCCCCTGTTCCACGTGACTGCAAGCGCGAAGCCGTTAAACAATTCCAAATCCAGCACCAACTTCTCGGTCAAGTCGTTCAAATCATCTTCAACGTTGGGGTCGCGGATGAACTCCTCCGCTCTTGCTTGCTGTTCAACTGTACCTTTATCGCTCGCCTTCCATCCCTTGCCTACGATGTAGTGAACCTTGCCATTCACGATGGCGCAGTGCTTCGCGCTTTTGTGGTAGTTGTCAAGCAGGTAGTAGGGGTATTCGTTGCGCTCACCAAAGAGCACCATATTGGCTTGCTTGTTTTCAAGCATAACAGGCAACTGATAGTCGGTGGTCGGGATGAAACTGAATGCGAATTTAGAAGCTGACATAGGTGTTGTTGTTACTTGGTGCAACGTAGGTTTCAACTGCGGGTTCGATGTAGGCCAATCCTGTTTCCACGACCCTTGGCGTTCCCATCAGGAATCTCCGCATCGCTCGGGTGTAGCGATTTGACGTGCTACCCTTTGAATGCGTGCCTTGATTGCCGTTATTCATATTCACTGTGAAAGCCTGATTAGCATCGGCTTGCGTTGATGACCAATAGGTGTGATTTGCGAAGTTGCCCAAGCCATCAGCCGCAAGTTTAGTGTACATCTGCGCTAATTCATCAAGCGAAGGAAGAAACCAATCGCTATACCCGTTCAGTATCAATTCATCGCAAATCCTCGCACTTATACCCGATGTGGCGCAATCTGCAACGATTAACGCCGTGTTTGCCGAGCCTGTGCCAACTGCACTCAATGTGCCGCTTATATCCGTTCCCTGACACCCCCACGGCGCGTCCGTGCTTTGGTCAGCCGCCGCGCTGATGTAGGCATAGCCTGAATCCTCAAACACGAATAAGCCGCCACCAAGCGCGTCACCTGCCTCGTAGCCGTTAGCATCTTGCAACACCTCGTATTTATACTGCCCCTTCTCCAAAGCACCAAGCGTAAACGTAAAGCGGTCGTATCTCTCTTCGTAACTGCTCGCGTTGCTAATCGCGTCAATGTACACCACCGTGCTGGTGTTCTTCGCGATGTTCGTGAGAATCAACTTGTAGATGGTCGCGTTAGTTGCGCGCTCAGTCCACGTGACGTTGATGGTGTTCGATTGGCTGGCTTTAAGGTATAGCATTACCGTTAAATACCACGCGCCACGCTTTTGTACAAATTCAGCCTCGCCTCGCTGATTTGCTGGATGTCAAACTTGCCCTGCATCTTCGCCCGCAACCGCTCACCCATTTCCTTCGCCATCGCAGGTTCGTTGATAAACGCCCGCATATACTTATACCACAGTTTGTCCTTCTTCTCGGGAACAAGCCACCCATCCACGCCATTCTCAATGCAATCGGCATACATAGGCACCTCGCTGGCAATGACCGCCTTACCCATCCACGCGGCCTCGGTTATCTTCAACTCCGACTTCAAGCGATTGAACTTGGTGTCGCGCAAAGGTGCAAGGCTCACATCAACCCAGTTGTAACCCTGCACATAGCTGTAAATATCTGCCGCTTGAATGCGCGAATAGTTGTTGTTCTTCCCTTTGTTGCTGAACACCTGCTCGTACCCTTGGTAGATTGGGTTGCTTTCGTTCCACCCTGCCAAGTAAATCATATACTTCCCATCCAGTTCCACCTCATCCGACAGGCGTTGCAGTGGTGACCGCATCAGTTCCACATCCTCCGTGTGTTGCGCCGCACCGAAGTAACCAAATCGCACCCGCTCGCTTTGCGTTGGCTGTTCCTGAAACTGCTTGTATTGCAAGTATGGCGTGTTCGGAAAAATGCTGACATTTTTGTTGAACTTGACCAACTCATCGCGCAGGTATGTCGTGGTCGTAATGATATGGTCAGCTATGCGGATGTGCTTTTCAATTATCGCAGGCATCTTGGTTTCGTGGTAATGCCTGTAAAAGCTATGCCCTGTGCCTAAATGCCAATAGTCATCCATATCCAAAATGATACGCGCACCAAACTGCCGAAGGATGTTGGCCACCTGTTCCACCGCTTCAATCGGGCCTGCTATCCAAGTTCGGTTGTACAGGAATAGGTCAATGGTTTTCAATTCATCCTCTTCCATCCTTCGTATGTCATCGATGCTGACGAAGTCAACCACCCCGCCGCATAGGTCGTGAACCGCGGCATTCGGCATTTCAAGGCGGTAGTAACTGCAACCTGTTGGATGCTGGTTGTAAACGATGCAGATTCTCATTGTGCAGATTTAAGGGTTTTGGTTGTGCAAAAATAAGAAAGCCAGTGCAACCCTTAATGCACTGGCTTTCACCAACCCAAACTGAACTACACTTAATTCGCGCCGCCTGTGATTTGCGCTGTTGCGGTCACCCCTGCGATGACGGTCGATAGCACCTCCCTGCAAGGTTGTGACTCCATCGCCGTAAACGTCAACTCATAACCACCACGGTCACCCATCGCTGTGCCTGACTGCGCCGTGCCGCCAGTTACCTCGATGCCATTCGTTTCACCCAACAGCCAGTACTTGCCGTTGCGGTCAGTTACAATGGCCAACAACCTGCTATTCGAAGCAAGGCGCAACTGATTGCGTACTTCTTGCGTGAGCCTGTTGATGACCAGCGTCATTTCTTGCTGGTAGAAAATCGTGCCGTTTTCAACGCTGGCGTTTGTCGTTTCAGTAAACTGACCCACGCCCTTCGGCAACTCAAATTTGTAGAAGGCAGTGCCTCCCGAAGCATAACCTGTAAAGCCAGTCACCGTGCCTGTGGCGTTGGTGGCTATCACTCCCGATGCAACGTAAGATGCAAGCCTAATTTCGCTAATGCCGCCGACATTGTTGCGGCATCCTAATGCGTATCCTGATGTTAATGCACAGCTCATATTTTTTCTTGTTTTATAGTGTCAAAAGAAAAAGAAGGGCAGGTTTCCCTGCCCTGTCATCAGCCAGCAGGTGTGGTTGCGTTGCTTGCTTTGTACAGCACCATAAATTCAGGATAAGCAAATTGCACCCCGTATTTCAGTGCCGCTTGGAAGCGGATTTGGTCGTTGTCGTAACTCGCCCAGATGCGGAAGGTATCCTCATCGCTGAGCAGGTCAGTTCCGAAAAACAGGTTGCTCAATGACGTTGCCACGATGCGGCGCGTGCCATTCAATCCATTCACCGCGCAGATTCTCATATTCGTGGCAGGGAAGAACATCTCACCAGCACCCAACTGCCCAAGGTCGCCCTGATACAAGTTCAATCCTACAAGTTTATTCGCAAGGATGCGGTAAGTGTCCCATCCGCAGAAGGCGTAGATGTCATCCTTACTAATGATTTCAACAGGGATATTCTGATACACATTCTCAAACGCGCTCACGATGGTGGTGTCACTGAAAGCCGCACCTGCAAGGCTCGACACGATTGAAGCGGATGCAGTGGTCTTCTCCATCAAGTGAAGCAAACCAACGGTCTTGTTCAGGTTTGCGTCACCGCTCAATGATGCAGATGAACCTGTCCACCCTGATGCGCCAGTTGCAGTTGTTGACTGCCAAATGGCGTTTTCAATATTCTTGGCAATCTGCTTTGCCT